CATAGATGGGAGTATGGCTGTTCCGGACAAAGGCTTCAAGCTGACCACCGAGATTCTTCGAAGAAAACCCGACTCGGCTTTGGTGTGGTATGAGGACTTCCGGGACCCCATCACACTGCAAAGCACTTACTGGACTACGCTTTCAGGCAATTGGGCAGTCTGGCGAAGCGATGAATATGCAACCGGCAGGGTTTACTCACAGCTGGAAGGTAGTGGCCAGCTTGCCTGGAGATATGACAGTTTCTCTGATGTTCATCTTCGAGCTCGGCTTGCTTTCCCTCATAATGGAAGCGGGCGTGCTGGGGTATTTATTGGCAACATCTTCTGTTGTATCAACATTGACACGCAGCAAGTGGAACTCTATCAAGGATCTGTTTTGCTCGGCAGTTATGGATCAGCTTACTCTAAAACACCCGTCTCCGATATCCGAACAAACCCCAATATGTATCTCATCGAAATGAGGAAACGCGGCAACCGCGTGAGGGTTTATTCCGGAAACAGCAACACCCTCCGCTTCACAGCCACGGTATCACCGACAAGCGGTTATTGTGGTATTCGGTCGGACAATGAAATCAAGTGTGAACTTCTGCGTTTAGGCGATGCCTGGACTTACGAGCCGTATGAAGCTTTTGATGTGACGATGCCAAACGGTACTACCGAAACTTACGGCAGGATCGCCCGGAATAACGTTACATGGGACAATGAATTCGAGGTATTTACGCTTACCTCAGATGTGGAGGAATCCTCTACCAGAAGTGAGGATATCTCGATGGATTACGACTTTGTGCATTCAGCGATGCTATACATTCCCTGCAACGCTGGCTATACTGCAAAATTCACACCACGTGATATCAATGTCTGGTGCTCGAGGATATTCCTCGGCGATGGGGATGGTTTTGGTATCGTCTACTACCAAGACGTAGATTCGATCGTATACTGGGCAAATGAAGCTGCATACCGATGGGGTTTGCGTGGGTTTGCCTTATGGTCACTCGGTCAGGAAGACTTGCGGCTTTGGGAGGCACTCCCGAAACAGAGTTAAAGAATAATCATTAATATCGGCATTCGCGCCTGCTTATTTTAGCAGGCGTTTTTTATGCGAAAAAACAGGAGGTAAAAGGAAAATGAAAGAGATTTGGACTTGGATTCAGGTTGTGTTTACAGCCATTGGAGGAACCCTTGGCTGGTATTTAGGCGGATTAGACGGTTTCCTTTACGCACTCATTGCCTTTGTGGTTGTCGACTACATCACTGGTGTGCTTCGTGCAATTGTGGAGAAGAAGCTTTCCAGCCGAATCGGAGCACAGGGTATCGCCAAGAAGGTAGCGCTATTCCTTGTGGTCGGTATTGGTCATCTCATTGACACTTACCTGCTCGGCGGCACGGGAGCACCGCTTCGTACAGCGATTATCTTCTTCTACATTGCTAATGAGGGTATTTCTCTTGTTGAGAATGCCACGGCTATTGGGCTACCTGTGCCTGAAAAGTTAAAAGGTGTGCTGGCACAGCTTCATGGAAAGGACGGCGAAACGAAATGAACCTCCATAAACTCATTTTGACCAACAATGCTTGCTACAAGGCAGGCAGAACCATTACGCCGAAGGGCATCATGGTGCATTCCACCGGAGCGAATAATCCCAACCTCAAACGTTATGTAGGTCCCGACGACGGCTTGCTCGGTAAGAACCAATACAACAACCACTGGAATCAGGACAAGCCGGACGGCCGGCAGGTCTGTGTACATGCCTTTATTGGCAAACTGGCGAACGGAACAGTTGCCACGTATCAGACACTTCCGTGGAATCATCGAGGCTGGCATGGCGGCTCCGGTTCAAAAGGCTCAGTCAACGATACTCATATCAGTTTTGAAATTTGTGAAGATGGATTGACCGATGCCGCCTACTTCAATGCTGTGTATAAAGAAGCAACTGAATTATGCGCCTATCTTTGCAAAGAGTACAAGCTCGACCCAATGGCAGATGACGTGATCATTGGGCATTACGAAGGGCATAAGCGCGGTATCGCCAGTAACCATGCCGACCCCGGGCACTGGTTTCCTAAACACGGGAAGTCAATGGATACTTTCCGTGCCGAAGTTAAAAAGTTGCTGTCAGCAATAGAAGCGCCTACCTCCACCGAACTGAAGAAACTGTACCGAGTTCAAGTCGGTGCATACTCTGTCAAAGCAAATGCTGACGCCATGCTTAAGAAAGTTAAGGCGGCAGGATTTAAGGATGCTTTCATTAAATATTCTTGATAACTATTATCAAGCCCGCGGAGCGTAAAAACTCTGCGGGCTTTTTTTATTTATAGGTGTATAAAACGCTCCACTTTTCTCCGTATAGCGAGGAGGTGGTTTCTCGTGTTCAATGAACAGAAACTTGAGTTAATGCGTTGCCCTATTGGCGAAGGGCTGAAAATCGATGGTGAAGTGAACGCTACTCCGCATGAGCAAATGCAGCGCGAAGTTGATTATGTGAGAGCACAGCAAATACTCACTTCTATGCTTGAGAAAGATTTAATTACCTTGTCGGAATTCAACAAGATAACCGAATTAAATCGCAAAACTTTCTCGCCGCTATTAGCCGAGATTATGCCCTGAAATCGTTGATATAACTTCGTTTCAGAGGTAATATGTCACACTGACTAAGGAGGTGAGAATTTGAAAAAGGTAACGAAAATTGCTCAAAACACAGCCGATTTAACCGAACAGACTAAGTTGCGGGTTGCGGCCTACTGCCGTGTATCTACCGACAGCGATGAACAACTCGAAAGTCTGGATGCTCAAATAAAGCATTATGAATCCTACGTCAATGCAAATCCTGAGTGGGAGTTCGCCGGGCTCTATTATGATGAGGGCATCTCCGGAACAAAAAAGGAAAAGCGGCCTGAATTGCTTCGAATGATTGCAGACTGTGAAGACAGAAAAATAGACCTCATTGTAACGAAGTCTATCAGCAGATTTGCTCGAAATACAACCGATTGTCTTGAACTGGTCAGAAAGCTACTTGACCTTGATGTTTTCATTTATTTTGAGAAAGAAAATATTAACACCGGGTCAATGGAAAGCGAACTCATGCTGTCAATCCTGTCTGGACTGGCCGAAAGCGAATCGGTCTCCATCTCCGAGAACAACAAATGGTCGATTAAGCGCAGATTCCAAAATGGTACATATAAAATATCTTATCCGCCTTACGGCTACGACAATGTGGATGGAGAAATGGTTATCAATAAGTCTCAAGCTAAAATTGTCCGCTTCATCTTTGCCGAGATTTTGTCCGGCAAGGGTACCCACAAAATTGCTAATGAGTTGAACAGACGAAAGGTACCGACCAAAAAAGGCGGTCGTTGGACATCAACGACTATACGCGGGATGGTTAGCAATGAAAAATACACAGGTGATGTCATTTTTCAAAAGACCTATACTGATGAGCACTTCAACCGCCATAACAACAATGGAGAAAAAGACCAATATCTAATTCGAAATCATCACGAGCCGATTATCAGTCATGAGGAGTTTGAAGCCGCACAGGATATTATCGAGCAGCGCGGCAAAGAAAAACGGCTGGAGAAGCAAAACACAAAGTATCAAAACCGTTATCCCTTTTCAGGCAAAATAATCTGCGGCCAGTGCAGTGGCACATTTAAACGCAGAAGTCACTCAAGCGGAAGACATCGAATTGCTTGGTGCTGCTCCACTCATATTGCAGATATCAAGAAATGCTCTATGAAATATGTGCCGGAGTCTGATTTTGAATATGCCTTTGTCACCATGATGAACAAGCTCATTTTCGGGCATGCAGTTGTTCTAAAACCATTGTTAGTCAGTCTGCGTGGGATGAATTCGGATGATACTTTGGAGAGCATTCAGGCGATTGACAAGAAACTCGAAGAAAATGTGGAACAGCGAAATGTTCTGGTTGGGCTGATGACCAAAAAATATCTTGAGCCTGCCGTTTACAATAAGAGCAATAACGAATTGTTGCAAGAGGCAGAACGGCTACGCCGCCAAAAAGAATCCATAACGCGATTCCTGAATAATGACTTTCAAAACCTAAGTGAGGTCAGCGCTTTGCTGCAGTATGCTACCAAAGCATCAATGCTAACGGGTTTTGACGGTGAACTGTTTAAACGTTATGTGGAGAAAGTTCTTGTTTATTCTCGTGAAGAAATCGGATTCGAACTAAAATGCGGCATTACGCTAAAAGAAAGGTTGGTGAGATAAATGAGCCATATACCATTTGGCTACCGTATTGAAAACGGAAAAGCCGTAATTGATAAAGAGGCTGCAGAGCAGATTAAAACATTATTTCAATCTTACCTGAGCGGCGATTCCTTGGCTACGGCCGCAAAGAAAGCAGGTATTAAAGCTTTCCATTCCGGTATCGGAAGAATGCTACGAAATACCCGATACCTCGGTGATGAGTTTTATCCGCCGATTATTGACAACGACACTTTCAATACTGCCGAAGCAGAACGAATTATGCGGGCGGAAAGACTCGGCCGTACCAAAAAGTTTATACAAGAAAAAGAGGTCGTTTATCCTACCATCTTTCGCATGAAAGAAGGAACAGAGGAACTCGACGACCCATTCGGGCAGGCGGAATACGCCTACAGTTTAATTGAAATGGAGGTGAACAAGAATGGCAGTCAGTAAAAATGTCACAGTGATTCCGGCAAGAAAGCATACTCGCAAGAGCAAGGACGAGGAAAAACCAAAACTGCGCGTTGCTGCTTACTGCCGTGTTTCCACAGACAGCGAGGAGCAGGCTACCAGCTATGACACACAGATTGAGCATTACACCGCCTACATACAAGGGCACCCCGACTGGATGCTGGCGGGGATTTTTGCGGACGACGGTATTTCCGGTACCAATACTAAGAAGCGTGAAGAATTCAACCGCATGATTGACGAGTGTATGGCCGGCAATATCGATATGATCATCACAAAGTCCATCAGCCGATTTGCCAGAAACACGCTGGACTGCTTGAAATATATCCGTCAGCTGAAGGATAAGAACATTCCGGTCTATTTCGAGAAAGAAAACATAAATACCATGGATTCCAAGGGCGAGGTCATGCTCACAATTATGGCATCCCTTGCGCAGCAGGAAAGCCAATCTTTAAGTCAGAATGTGAAACTGGGTTTGCAGTATCGTTACCAACAAGGTGAAATACAAGTCAACTGCGCACGGTTTCTCGGTTATACCAAGGATGAGAATAAGCGCCTTGTGGTTGTACCCGAAGAAGCCGAAATCGTAAAGCGCATTTATCGAGAATACCTTGAGGGTGCAAGTATGCTGAAGATTGCCCGGGGGTTAGAGGCCGACGGTATTCTGAACGGTGCAGGCAATGAGCGCTGGCACACCAGTAACATTAATAATATTCTGCGAAATGAAAAGTACATCGGAGATGCGCTCTTGCAGAAAACCTACACGGTTGATTTTCTTACAAAAAAGCGGGTTAAGAACAACGGTATCGTTCCGCAGTACTATGTAGAGAACAGCCATGAAGCCATCATCCCGCGTGAAGTTTTCATGCAGGTGCAGGAAGAGCTTATCCGCCGCCGTATTGTACACACAAGCCCGAACGGCAAGACCAGAACCTTTAGCAGCAACCACGTCTTTGCTCAGATAATTATCTGCGGCAAATGCGGTGAGGTTTTTCGCAGGGTACATTGGAACAACAGAGGTAAAAAGTCCATCGTCTGGCGCTGTGTCAGCCGGTTAGAAAACACCGGCCTATTCTGCGATGCCCGCACGGTACTGGAGAGCACCATCGAGCAAGTGCTTGTTACCGCTATCAATCAGACGCTCTGCGACAAGGACTCTTTCCTTATTACTCTGCGGGACAACATCGCAACCGTCATAAATCGTGAAAGCGACAAGGCCTTGTCGGATATTGATAAGCGGCTTGAAGAACTGCAAACGGAGCTTTTGAAACTGGCCACCTCCAACGCGGATTACGAAAAAGTAGGCGATGAGATTCACCGTCTGCGTGACCAAAAGCAAAAGCTGCTTCTTGAAAGCGCTAACCGTGACGAGCTCAAAAAGCGGATTGCTGATATGAGCACATTTCTAAAGAAGCAATCCACCGCCCTCACCGAATATGATGAGCAACTTATCCGACGGCTGATTGAAAATGTCATCATCTATGAGGACAAATTTACCGTGGAATTTAAATCGGGCTTGACGGTTGATGTGGAAGAATAGAGCAAAAAACGAGCAAGGCACTCTACGGAAATTAAGTCGTTGAGTGTCTTTTTCATAAATCACATAAAACATATTGACATTTTTGGATTTGAAGCATATAATGTATCATATCAAGTTTTTTGGATTTGAGGTGAGAACATAGTTACCACATATGATGATCAAGTAAAGGTATTCAAAGCCTTCTGCGACGAAAAGCGGCTGCGTATCCTTGAGTTACTTCGGAGCGGTGAAAAATGTGCCTGTGTTCTGATAGAACAGCTTGATATGCCGCAGTCTTCACTATCCTACCACATGAAAATTCTCTGTGAGTCTGGAATCGTGGATAGCAGACCTGAAGGAAAATGGATGTACTATAAAATAAGCGAAAAGGGTGGTGGAGAAGCTATGGCACTTTTGAGAGAGCTAATCACACCAAATGCTATTGCTATGACTGAAGAACGTAATTGTTGTCTGTAAAGGCCATTTATATAAAATGGCTTTTTTCAGACACTATACATCAAGTTTTTTAGATATGATTGTCCGTTTTCAGAAAGAAGGTTAACTTATGCAAATATTAAAAACAATCTGGGATATTTTTCAAAATCAGATTCTCGGCATGAGATGGCTTAGCGACCTAATCGGAAGTATGCTGTCTGCGTTTGGGCTAGACACTGCCAATCGCTGGGTAGGTAGCATTCAGTTTTTCATTTATGACGTTATAAAAATAGTAGTGCTATTATGCGTCTTAATCTTTATTATCAGTTACATTCAAAGCTACTTTCCTCCGGAGCGCAGTAAAAAGATCTTAGGGCGGTTCCACGGGATTGGGGCAAATTCCGTTGCTGCCTTGCTTGGGACTGTAACACCCTTTTGCTCCTGCTCGTCTATTCCATTGTTTATAGGCTTTACATCCGCAGGTTTACCCCTCGGAGTCACTTTTTCATTTTTGGTTTCTTCACCGATGGTAGATCTGGGTTCTCTCATTCTGCTAATGAGCATATTTGGAACAAAAGTCGCTATATTATATGTCATATTCGGACTTATCATAGCTGTGGTCGGAGGCACCATCATCGAGAAAATGCGCATGGAAAAGTATGTGGAAAGCTTTATTTTATCTGCTGGCAGTGTTGATATTGAATCTCCTGAACTCACAAAAAAAGAACGGTTGGTTTATGCAAAGGAGCAAACGCTATCAACATTTAAAAAGGTTTTCCCGTATATCTTAATTGGTGTCGGAATAGGCGCATTTATTCATAATTGGATACCCGAAGAATGGGTGGTATCCCTGCTGGGAAGCAACAACCCCTTCGGCGTAATATTAGCGACAGTTATTGGCGTACCGATGTACGCTGACATCTTTGGCACGATTCCGATTGCAGAAGCACTACTGGCCAAAGGGGCACAGTTGGGAACGGTGCTGGCGTTTATGATGGGAGTAACTACGTTGTCTCTACCATCTTTGATTATGCTTCGCAAGGCAATAAAGCCAAAACTGCTGGCACTGTTCATCGCCGTATGCACTGTAGGAATTATTGTTGTGGGATATATTTTCAATACTTTACAAGCGCTAATAATATAATTTGGGAGGTATGAATGGTGACAAAAACATTAGGGAAATCCTGCTGCTCCTGCGGATGCGGTGATTGTGATAAAAAGGTTGTTGTTGAATATTTCTATCTTGACCTTCAAACCTGTGAGCGTTGTATCGGGACAGACAGCGTTCTTGATGAGGTGATGCGGGTGCTTACTCCTGCATTAGAACTTGCCGGTTTTGATGTTGAGTACAACAAAACTGAAATTAAGACAGTTGATATGGCCATACAGCATCAATTTGTTTCGTCACCGACGATTCGGGTGAACGGTCAGGACATCTGTAAATCAATTGCTGAAAACAGTTGTGGCTGCTGTAGTGATATCAGCAACACAGATGTAGAATGCCGTGTGTTTGAGTATAACGGTAAGACTTACGAGATTCCACCCAAAGAAATGCTAGCAGAAAGCATCCTTCAGGGTGTATTTAGTCAATTCAATGAAGAATGTTCCTCTGATAAATATCAATTGCCTGCAAACCTAAAAAATTTCTTTGATGGGAAGAAAACCAAGTCTGGGTGTTGCTGCGAAGGCAATTGCTGCTGATAAATAGGAAGTTCTCTGACCGCAATTTGAATTGTGTTAACCTCGGATTCTAATAATGATATAAAGGAGAAAATTTCATGGCTTTGTTTGGAAAGAAAAATAAGAATGAAAAAAATACCTCCTGTTGCGGAGGTAGCTGTGATACTGAAAACATGGCAAAGGCTGAAAAAGCAAAAGCAGAGGGCGCAAGTGTTAAGGTGCTAGGAAGCGGCTGTGCGAAATGTAATCAACTTGAAGCTGCAACAAAAGCTGCACTCGAACAACTGGGCATGGATGCGACAATCGATCATGTGACTGATTTCGCACAAATTGCTACTTACGGTGTGATGACTACCCCTGCGCTGGTTGTAGACGGAAAAGTTGTTTCTTATGGCAAGGTTCTCAAAACCGATGAGGTCGTAAAAATCCTGCAAAGGGTCAGAGGATAGAATATGCATAAAACCAAAGATGCGGAAATAGATAAACCAAGGGTTGCATTTATCTGCGTCCATAATTCTTGTCGCAGCCAAATTGCCGAAGCACTCGGCAAACATTTAGCATCTGATGTTTTTGAAAGCTACTCTGCAGGCACAGAAACAAAAAATCGCATCAACCCTGATGCAGTAAGGATTATAAAACAACTTTATGGAATTGACATGGAAGAGACCCAGCATCCCAAGCTTTTAGAGGATATCCCCCCTGTGGATATTGTTATTACAATGGGATGCAATGTCGAATGTCCATATCTGCCTTGTAGGCACCGAGAGGACTGGGGCTTGGATGATCCGACCGGAAAGAATGATAATGATTTTATTGAAGTTATTAAGAAAATTGAAACTAAGATAAAAGATTTAAAATCGACTCTAAGTAATATATAAGGTTTATTTACTTAAATTAAGCCCTGTGTAAACCTTATGATAATAGAGCAAGACCTCCTATGAAAACCATTTAA